TCAGCGGACGGTATGTACCGACTGCTGGGTCGTTGAAGTAAGCGTCGGGGGGCCGCTGCGCCTCGGCAGCGCCGCCGTCGGCGTAGTTGATGTCGCTGTTTGAGCGGTCGTAGCGCCCGTTGTTGCCGATCGCCGACTTGAGCTGCCGCTGTGGGTCGAACGAGATGATCTCCTCTTCACGGTCGGGGTGCTCGCCGAGGGCGTGCGTTGCGTATGCGGGCTCGTCGCGCAGCACCGCGTTGGAGCCGGCGTAGACAATACCGTCGTGGCCTGCCTCTCTCAGCTTACGGACGGCCGACGCCGGGATGAGCATCGGGAACTGTTCCGTGTAGGTGTCGCCCATGATCTGCTTGGCGCGATCCATGGCGTCGCGATGGTCGAGCACAAGCGGGTTCTTCATCGAGACGTGGAGCGGCGTCACGTTCGTGCCATCGCGGAAACGTCCCTGATACCCCCCGACATGGTGCGCCGCCGGCTGCTTGTCGGCGTACGGGCTCAGCCACGTAGCGGGGCCGCTCTCGTGTTCCTTCTCGTCGTAGGATCCACCCGGGATGAAGCGCGTGAAGTTCTTGTTGCTGATGTGGTACGCGCGCAACGGCTCGCCGGTCTTGTCGAGTATCTTGCTGTCACCAAACCACGCCTTGAAGTTCGCGTCGCGTTTCGGGTCGCCCGGCTTGACTACGTGAGGATGATTGCTGCGCCAGTTCTTGTCTCGTGTCCACGCATCGCGGGCGTCGCGATCCATGGCCCTGTATTGCGCAACGTCAGGCCGCTCGGGCAGCAGCGGAACGCCCCCGCCGTCGGCACGCTTCGGACGTTTCGCCAGCATCAGCGCAGCGCGTACCGCGCGACCGCCACGCTTCTGTCCGTCGCCATCTCCTGCCGTGCCCGTGCTGCTCGAACCCGTGGCGGCAGCGCCTGTGCCGGCCGCAGCATTGCCACCCGCAGCGGAGTTGCCCGAGCCGTTGCCGCCTGCGCCCTCGCCGCCACCGCCGTCGTTGATGTTGAGGATGCCGCCGAACTGGCCGCCACCGCCGCCACCGCCGCCGCCCGGTTGGCCCGGCAGGGCGCCCAGCATCTTGGGCTTGCTGCCGATGGCGGGTGGCCCGTCGCTGACGATCGGCAAGGCGCTGTCGCCGTACGGCATGGTGCCGCCCAGTGCGCGCTTGGGGCGCGACAGCATCAGCGCAGCGCGTGCGGCCTTACTCGGATCCATCGAGGTCGTCCTGCTTCTTCTTGACGTTCTCGAAGGCGGGACGCACCAGCGGTTCGATCAGGGCGGCGCTCTCGGGATGGACGGCGACGTTCTGTGCGACGTCGATCAGCTGGATGCGCTCCTTCATGAGCTGGTCCGCCTTCTTGCTCGCAAGCTCCTTTGCTGCGAGCTGCGCATCCATGCCGAACTTGGCGGATGCGAGGCCCTGCGTCGCCTCGGCGGTTTCCTTCTTGAGCTGGAACTCGCCGGCAGCGAGGCCCGCCTTCTGCTCGACCTCTTTTGCGCGTGTCTGGGCATCAAGCGTGACGGCGTCGGCCTTCTGCTTCTCGACCTTGGCCTTGGCCATCTTCTCCTGCAGCTCGGGAGGCGGCGCGGACATGGCGCCGGGAGGCGCCATGAGCTGCTCGGGGTTGTTGAAGCCCAGCGTCTGCAACGCGAGGCGCTCGACGGCGATCGAGTCGTACAGCGTCGGCGAGGCGGCCTGCATCATCTTCAGGATGCCGACCTTGACGATGCGCTGCGTGTGGCTCGCGGTGTTCGGATCGGCCTGAGGCACGAGGTTGCAGTCCTCAAGCGCCTTGATGAACGTCTGCTGGTCCCACTGCTTTGCAGGCTTCTTGTTGCACTGCCAGAAGCTCTCGGGGTTCTCGCGGAAGCACTGCCCGATGAGCTCGAACTCCTCGCCTTGTGCCGTGTGCAGGCGCTTGTGGACCGAGTTCACCAGCTGTTGTGCCTGCTCGATCATGGCCAGCGTCGTGCCGACCGGAGCGTCCTTGCTGCCCTCGCCGACCATGGCTTCGCTGGTGCCACCGACGCGCTGCCCTGTCGTGACCATGTTCTCGACCAGCGTCATCATCGCTGGCGCGTGCTGCATGCTGTACGGAAGCGCCATGATCGCCTGATTGATCGGCATGCCCTGCGTGTCGAAGCCCTGACCGCCGCCCGGCGGGATGCGGAACATGGTCGTGTTCTGGCGCCCGGCCTGCTTTGCGTACACGAAGCCCGGGAAGTTGGCGAACATGCCGAGGTCGAGAAGCTCGCGCCACGCTGCGGTGGCGGCATTGGTCGTGTTGCCGAGGATGTGCAGCAGTCCGATGTCGTGGAAGCCGAAGCCCGGCACGAAGGTGTACTTCACGAAGGTGCGGCGCTTCTCGGGCAGCTCGGCGCCCTGAGGCTTGGGGTAGTTGCGCACGATCGACAGGATCTTCTTGGTCGAGACGTCGATCGTGACGCGCCACGGGATCTCCAGCCCGGACACCTTTCCCTTCCACTTGTGCTCGAAGCCTTTGATGTCGGCCTCGCAGTAGCACTCGTAGATCTCGTGGTCGCGGTCCTCTGGTCGCGTGCTTCCCTGCGTGACGCCCTGCTGCTCCTTCTCGGCCTGCTTGAGCGCGTCGGGCTGTGTCGGCATCGGCGTGCCGAGATCGATGTCTCGATAGATGCCGAGCAGCTGCATGCGCTTCAGGAGAGCCGGCGTCATCTCGATCTTGTGCGTGACGCGCTTTGCGTTGCTGAGATCGGTCGCGCTCTCGTTCACGATCAGGTCTGCTGCCTTAACCGACTCGCTGACCGGACGCTGACGCAGCGGGCAGAAGTAGACCTTCTTGAAGGTCATGCCGCCGAAGCCAAGCATCAGAAGCATGCGATCGGTGTCGGGGTAGTACTCGCGCGCCGTCTTGGTCAGGTAGTGGTTGAAGTCCTGCTCCAGCGCCTCGGCGATCTGGTCTTCGCCCGGCCCGGAATTGTTGTTGTCGTCGCGGATCTTGACGGGTCCGTCGGTGGGGAGCAGCTCGCTTCTGGCATTGGCTTGGAAGCGGAGGACCGCTTCGAGTAGGAGAGGGTGCCTAACCCGGCTAGTGCCTTCGACAGCGCCGGCAGATCCAGCATCACCCGAGGCAGCAGGTACACTCTCAAGGGTGAGGCCGAGGAGCTTGATGCCTTCGGCTTGCTGTGTGAGCCAGTCGCTTCTGCTGCTGATGTCGTCATCGATGCCTCGCATCAGGTCTTCTGAGAGCTTGCCGAGCTCGGCATCGTCGATCTTGTCGGCGACGTTCTCGTACCATCCGCTCGGCGTGTCGGCCTGCTCGGCGGACTGGATCGGCTGGCCGTTTATCGAGACCGTGACCGAGCCGTCGGCGTGGTTGATCTTGATGACGTTGCCCTTGGCATCGTACTCGTGCTGGTCTTCGTCGGTCTCGTCCTCGATCGTCTCGGGAGCGCCTGCCGCGAGGCCGTCACCGTGCGTGACGCGGACCGCGCCCTCGTCTTCGGAGAGGTCAAGGAGACGGATATTGGCGCCGGTTGCGAGCGACATTCAGTGTACCGTGAGTGGTGACCTCTCCAGCTCGACGATGAGCCGGCGCAAGCCTTCCTGCGCCGCTAGATTATCACTGGCAGCCGCGATTTGATAGATGCGGCGGACCGTGCTCGGAAAAACCTCCCAAACCTCGACTTTCCAGAGGTTCCGGGCGATCGGTTCGACCGTGGCGTTGAGGCGGGGCTTCATCAGCTTGGGTACAGGGGCTGTGGCGTGATGCCGATGTGCCGCAGGCTCTCGTTGAGCTCCTGCAAGCGCTCAGCCGGGCGCACGATCAGGCCGATGTCGCGCAGGTGGCGAAGGGCTTGGCTCACCGTGTCGACGATGTCGTCGTGCTTGGCGTTGGGGAACGTGCCGCACTGGGAGATGACGTCCTCCGACCACTGGCGCTCTGGGGCGTAGACCTGCTGCTCCTCGAAGATGTTCTGGACCGAGTATAGGCGCGCAAGCTTGTCGACGTTGCCCGGGTCGTTGAGCTGGATGCTGAAGCCCTCGGTGCCGAACAGGCGCCGCAGCTCCTGCGCCACGCTGATGCCGCTCGCCTTGTTCTCGATCAGGATCTTGTCGACCTTGTACGTCTTGCAGTGCTTGCCGACCTCGTTGACGAGGTCGTGCAGCTCCTTCCGGCCGTGCCAGCAGTACATCAGCATGACCCGGGCACTGACCTCGCCCGTCACGCGTGTGCTGCCCAGCGACGTCTTGAGGTCTCGCGTGACGGTGTCGCCGCTGAACACGCCCCAGATCGTCAACGCACTCTCGTCGTTCATGGTCTTCTCGGTGAAGGCCGTGTCGAGTGAGGCGAGGATGTAGTCCATCGCCGGGTACGCCGCCGGCTTGACGATGCGGCCGAGGTTGTCGGTCGGCTCGCCCTCTGGCGGCCACAGCTGCCAGTGAGCGCGCTTGATGATGCCGCCGCCAGCCGGCTCCGGGCGCTGCTGCAGCTGTCCCGCTGCCCGCCAGCTGCCGAGGTCGGCCTTGAGACTGTCGATCTCCTTGCGGCCCATGCGCTCTTCCCAGAGCAGCTCGCCAGCCTCGGTGCGTGGATCCTCCCACCCGATGCTGGTGACGAACGCGCGGCTCGGCTCGTACTCTGCCGGCAGCATGAGATGCGTCCAGTCCTTGCTCGATGGCTTGGACAGAATGTGGCCTGTGAGGTCGCTCTCGCCGAGGCGCTGCTGGATGACGATGTATGCGCCTGTCTTGGGATCGTTGAGACGCGTGCTCATCGTGCCGTCCCACCAATCCTCGTTGGTGGCCTCGATCGTGGCCTCGGAGAGCACCTCTTTGGCGTTGTTCGGGTCGTCGATGATGATGATGTTGCCACCTTCACCCGTGATGCCGCCATCGACGGCGGTGACGATGCGCTCGCCGCCCCTCGTGTTGCCGAAGCGGATCTTCTGGTTGCTGTCGCTGAGCAGGCTGAAGCGGTGGCCCCAGAGCTGCTGGTACCAAGGGCTTGCGATCAAACGCCGACACTTGACGCTGTCGCGCACGGAGAGCTTGAAGGCGTACGAGCCGCTCACGATCGGCACGCCCGGCCCGCTCGTCGGGCTCTCGTACTCCTGCGCCCAGATCCAAGCCGGGAACGCGACGCTGCAAATGGAGCTCTTGGAGTGGCGAGGCGGGATGTTGATCAGCAGGCGCTTGATGTCGCCGTCGGCGACGGCTTCGAGGTGCTCGGCGAGGGCTTCGATCACCCAACCGTCCGTGAACGGCGCCGGATCGATGTACTTCCACGCCTTGCGCAGGAAGAAGTGCAGACTTTCCTCGGCATCGGCCCGATCGAGCTCGCGCAGTTGCGCGTCGCGATCGATGAGCCGGCCATTCCACTCGATCAGAGGCATGCGTGCAGTCTAGCGGAACGGTCTCAGCTTGGGAACGATCATGCCAAAGCGATATCGACGCGTGTTGAAGTCCGTCACGGCCACAACATTGCCTCGGCGGATCCCCCACGACTGTCGCGAGGGCGTGCCTTGCAGGATGCGGCGGGCGATGTTGCGACGCAGGCCGGCCCACTCGCGCTTGGCCTTGCGGATCTCGGCGTCGGTCACACTTCGCCCTCGCCGGCATCGGGCGCCAGCGCTCTCGAAGCACGGTCGAACTCCTGCAGGAACAGCGCGTGGTTGCGCGCCTTGATCTGCTCGGGCGTGTACATCCACGGGCTGATGTTGTGATGGTTGGCACGCAGGAACGCCTGCTGCTTGGCGAC